TTGCTCCAGTTTTCGCAAACAAATTCAGAAGATGAACTTTCTCCAGGTGGTGTAAAAGTAAAACTATCACTATCATTTGCTCTTGCGTCTAAAAATGTTTCTATGGTATCTGCATCTGTTTCTGATACTTCAAAAGTAAGATTAAATATTTTTGGATTCTGATGTTGAGCTAATCCAAACAGTATTCTATGCTCATAGCCATCAGCAAAACGAACTGTTCTAGTATTTGGTGCGGACTTTTTTTGCTGCCCGTATTTAGGAGTAATTGAAGGGAAAGTAGCCATTAGGCAAGTAAACCTCCAGGTCTTTTCTGTTGTACTAATTCAGATTGTACCGCTACTGATATAAGACGACCAAGTTCTCTTCCTCTATCTTCATCTCCTTCAATAGAAGAACCAGAAGCATCTACATTAACAACAACATTAGTTCCGCCACCAAGAGCATGGTTTGGAGTAATCATTCCAGAAGTTCCAGGTGTAAATAATTCTGGGCCACGTTCTCCAACTATATAAGGTTTACCTCCTGCAACTGGTCCTCCATTTGCCTTGCCTTCTAAAAAATCATTGTCTATTAATGGTTTTCTATTGAAACCATCAAAAACACTATTAGGGTCTTGTAAGGTAAACATATTACTAAACAACCCTAAAAATGATTTCTGTACTTGTAAAGCAACAAGTCGTGCAGCCGTATCTAAAAAGTAATCAGCAATTCGATTTAACATAGTTCTAAAGGCATCAGATACGGTCATAGTTCCTTTTATAATTCCTTTAAAGGAATCTTCAAAACCAGTTTTAATAGCTCTACTTAAATCTAGAACTTGCCTCATAGGATTTAATAAGGTTTCAATTTCTTGTGCTGGTGCTTTAAATTCTGCTAAAAATTCTAATTTTTCATTATTTTGATCAATTATGTTAAAAAATTCAGTTACTTTACCTTTTAATTCTGTATAGTCTGATCTATCTTGTTCAGTTAAAAAAGTAAAGAAATCTTCTTTTAATTTATCTATGCCACCAAATTTTTCTAATCTTTTTATAGCATCGTCAGTTAAAGATTTAAAGAAGTACTGTTCATTCACACTTGTGTAACTTTTTTCTCTTCTTAACATCAAACCTCTAGGATCGCCAGGATCGGTGTCATTCATGTTATCAACAAAGGCTTTAAACAAATTTTGTCTGCTTATTAATTTATTTATGTTTTGCATATCTAATGGAATCCTACTCTGATTATTTCTATTTCTTTTGTTAACCTCTAATATTTTGTTTAATAATTTAAGTTCAATGTCTAGAGCATCATTTGTTTTTAATTGATTTAATAATTCTATTGATGCTTCTTCTCCTATAAAACTTCTAGCCTTTACTATTGCTTTTATTAAAGAATCAGTATCTTTCAGCCCAGAAACTAATTCAAGATTTTCAGCATTACCAAATGCTGTTTCTAATGCCAAAACAGTATCTCCACCAAATCTAACTGGATCAAATTCTTTTAATTTTTCTAATGCTTCCTCTGGACTTATCTTTAGTTCTTTTGCTAATTCTTTTACTTTTTTTCTTGAAATAATGGATTCGTTACCTGTTGCTTTAATAGCCATATTCATTTCCTTAACCTCTTTTCTAAATGCCATTACTTTTTGAGTTTGAGCAACTACAGCAGTAGCAAGAATAGAACCAGCAAAACCACCACCAGGAGCCAATGCACCTCCTACAGCACCGCCTATACCTCCAGCTATAGCACCAGGAACACCTGAACCAAATAAAAGTGGAAAACCACCACCAATCATGGCACTTTGAGCACCACCTCTGAACCTGGCACCACGACCTCCACGCATTGCAAACATTCCCTGTTCGTTTGCGTTTCTACCAAAACCTAAATTATTAAAAAATCTACCACCTCCACCACCTAACCTGTCAAAATTAGAAGCTGCTGCTTGTTGAGCTAACAATGCTGCCATTCTGCTAGTTTTCTTTGCAGTTGTAGATGTATTATTTTCCACTCTTCTCAGATCAGCTTTCTCTGTGACTGATCTACTAAAATCAGCAAATCCAGAACCTTTTCTAGCTTCTCTACTAGCCATGACATTTTTACCTTGAACTGTTTCAAAAGGTCTTTGTTGTCTTAATTTGTTTAGTAATCTTTCTCTCTTTCTTAATTCATTATTGTATTTAGCTTCTACATTAACTAATTGCTTTGCTGCGTCATTATATCTTTTCGTACCAATAGCTGCTTTATCAAAATTATTCTTAACTTGTTTAACGAGCTTGTTTAAAGTTTGAAAAGAATTAGGAAGTGTTTTGCTTTGTTTATTGGCAAGTTTATTAAGGACAGTAAGTTCTTTAGATGTATTACTTATCTCAGTTCTTAATTTTTTTAATTGTTGTGAGCCTTTTACAGCAACCGCAATATCAACGCTATAATCAGCCACTTGCTATAAAAACAAAAAACATTTCTTATATCTTACCTCCTTCTAGCTTTTAAAGCACTATTTTTCTGTGCTTGCTCTTGTTGTTTTTTATATTCTTCATTTTCAATCTCCAAATATGCAACCCAACCAATCATTTCTTCAATAGTTAAAGTTTCACATAATTCAGCTACAGTTTTATGAAGTTGTTTTGCTAGAAAGAATAAAAACTGCCAATCACTATTCGCTTTTCAAGTCGGCTTTAGCCTCTTTTACCTCCTTATCTGCACCAGAGGTAAGCATTGCTAATTGTATCTGTTCAAGAACTGATGCTTCTACTTCTCTTCTTAATGAAGCCCTATCTCCATCTTGAAAAAGTCTAACACCTTCTTTATCTAAAGCTTTTTCAATCATTAACTGCAAAGCATAATCAGCATTATCATCAGTTCCAGTTTTCTTTTGTATAGACTCTCTTTCTGAAATAGTTAAGGGGTGCCAATAAACAGAAAAAATTAATTCATCGTTTTGTATTACGTCATGCTTGTAAAGCTGAGAAACTCCAAATTTGTTTCTTAAAAGATCAACTGCTCTTGCCATAAATAATATAATGCTATTCTATTATACTACGCATTTGCAGAAAATTGGCAAGATATGATTCCAACAAAATGACTTCTATCCTCTATTTCTAACATATTTGGACCATTTATATCTTGTACTCTTGGACTAACACTAAAACTATCTGTGTATCCAGAAGCATTTACAGAAGTTAAACCAGTAATAACAGCTTCAGTTATTGCAGAAAGTTGACTTGTGCCTTTGTTCTTTGGAACGTAAACATTGCATTGAATAACACCAGAGTAATAGCTTGAAGAATCTCCTTGATTTTGTAATGTTGATTGAGTGTAATTAATAGTCATCATTATATATTTCTTTGTTTTTCCTGGAGCCACAAAAGGTACATTGTCATAGACCATAGTAATTGTAGGATCTACGTCTGATACTGCATCTGTTACTGCTTTTTCAAAAGCTGCTCTTGTTTTTACTAAAGTCATGATTTTTTCAAATTAACTTCTGTATATCTTGCAGAAGGTTTTGCTTGACCAAATTTAGAAATACCTAAAAGATTTCCTTGTTTATCTCTTTGAGCACCCATTCTATCTGATGCTAAGAATAACTTACCTTTTTTCTCTTTCATGTTGTCATTAATTATTTTTTTCATTTGTCCCTGAACAAAATTCTGAATTTTGCCTCCTTCTAAAGCATAAGCAGCATATTTAGCTCTGTTACCAATAAATACAGGTCTTTTAATATTAAATGTTTTAGTTATGGGGTATCTTATCTGAATCTGTGGATTTGCTGGCGGTGTCTGTTTTGAATAAGGAGGGCCAGCTTTTTGTCTTGCAAAAAAATCTAAACTACGTTCATATTTAATTGATTTCCAGGGGTTATGATCTTCTGCTTTTTCTGTAGCAGCTACAGCCATTGTTTGTACTTTCCAACTAGAGGCAAAAAATCCTGTCCAAACAGGACTATGTTCTTTTGTAGATAAACTACTATGAATTTCATTGATTACCGTATTAAAATCTCGATTTAATTGACTATTAAGAGTACCAACTGGATCGCTCTTTTGTAGTGGTTTTCTTTTAGCCATTAGAATCGCACCAAAATAGTATAAAGATAGATCTGCCCACCTTTTTTAGTGTCAATGTCATAAATTTGACCTGTTACTGTACTCCCTGCATAAGAGAACTGAACTTCATCATCAAAATCTATTTGATTGTTACCTATCAAATCAGGAGTAATATAAATCTTTGCTTGTCTTATCTCTTTTCCTTCGTCTTCTTCTGATCTAATAAAAGATATTGGAACTTTTATATCTGAATATGTAGTGTCTATAGTCACCTGTTCACCTGTATCTAAGTTATAACTACTTGCGCCTTTCTTTACATAGGTAATAGTGTGATCTAAAGAATCACCTAAAGTTGCAACAACGCT